ATCTTTCATGGCAGCCTAATTATTTTATCGTCGGGGTTGTTGTATGCCGAATAAGAACTGACGTCGGCAGTGGTGTCGGTAGAGAGCAGCGTGTCTACATTGAGCAGGAGCTGTTCTGCCTCTCGGTCGAGTCGGTCGGCTAATGATAGTGCTGCGACGAGTTCGTCTTTGCCTGAACGCGAAGCATGGCTTTCGTCGAAAAGGTTGCGTATGGTAGGAGGGAACTCCAGTATATCGAAACGACGCAACGACTTGGCAATGGTCTTCTTTGCAAGGGCAAGATATAAGGGCTGCTCTATACGCGAGGCGTTCTCTTCGGTTATTTTATCGAAGTAAACAGCCAGTTGCTCGTCTAAAGTTTCCTTTTGCAGAGGAACAAGTCTGAAGAAGAAGAAATATGACAGGTCTATTGGGAAAATAGTGTCGAACACTTCTGCCGAACGTATCCTGCACTTCTGCAAAGTGTTGTTGTAAGGCGTATCCTTCCATAGCCGTGCAGGTTCGCCTTCGGCATCGGTAGAGAGTAATGCTACTATCGTGTCAATAGCGTTGTAGTAATTCTCCATATACGAACGACGCATCGCCTCTATTTCGTACTTATAAACATCAACATCGTTTTTGCGCCTGGCAATGCTATCGAATACCAGCTGCTGCGCCATCGTAAAGTTAGCAATAGCTGTTCGCAAAGCCTCTTTAAGTTCAGTGTCCTCCTGCAAGTTGAGTATAGCCTTGAACACTGAAGTAGTAAGAATGGTTTCCACACGCTTGCGAGCCGAATTGCCTGAAGGCTGCAAATCCTGCAAGTCGATATTTGTTTCTACGCCAGGAGCATAACTGCTGAAGGTGGCGAGATTGCCGAATAGTTCTTTAAGTATTTTCATGCTTGTTGGTTGTTTAATCGGTCCTTAGGTGATATGTCTTCCTGTCGCTGGGGCACTTCGCGATAGAAGCCTATACGATAACCTTGTTTATAGAGGTTAGGGAAATTCAGCTTCAGAGCAATATTGAAAGGCTCGGCACAAATTTCGTCTTCGGGAGTGAGCGACATTATATAAATGAGATAGTTGTAGTACGAATCAGAACCCGACTTGCTTATAACGCCGTCCTTGCTCACTGCAGAAATGGAAGCATCAAGTCCTACCGAAGACAACAACGCTTCCTCCGTGCGCTTATCGTAGGCAATAAGCGAATCGATATATTCCTTATATTTAAGGTCTATCGTTTCAATCTTCCACTGCTGCTCGTGTCCAGAAGCGTCCATGAACGATATGGAAGAATAAGCCTTGCCTTGGTTCTCTGCACCACTAAGATAGTCGCCAATCTTGCGCAGCTCCAATCGCATGTATTCCACCAGCAACGATTCTCGATACTCCGTGCCAATTTCAATGCCATTGTATTTTACCAGGTCCTTATCTTTCGATTTGCGCAACTTGTTCTCTTCACAAAGTTTCGTAAGCTGCGAACGCTTGCTGTTCACCCATGCGTTAGGTATGATGATGTGTATCTTGGCTGCCAACGAGTTTCGTAAGAACGAATTGATGTAAGTAGCCGTACTATTGCTACCCAATATATATGGACGTGCGCCCTGGTGTGTTTCATTCACACCATAGAACTCGTCTACCGATTTCTCGCGATGGTGCGATACGGCTGCATAAAGATAATTGTCAACTTCCGACAATGCGAACTTAGGGTATATCTTGTAATTGCCTAAGCCGTACGACCAACGCCCCACAGCTATATGGCGGAAGTCGCTGTAACTAATCTGTTCGTAGGCAATATCCTGACGAGTGGTAGCAAGACGGCAGTGCTTGTTCTCTAAAGGCTCTATACCAGCAACAGGCATCATACCTAACCTCTTGCCACGTGCAAAGCGGAACTTGCAGAAGAAGTCTCCGAAGTAATAGAAGTTCTTTATATTCGTCTTGGCAAACTCCTGTGCAGTACTCTCCATACCTCGCTCCTGCCAAGAGTTCATCCATTCGTCCCATTCAGGCAGTGCAGTGTACTCACGCTTCATCTTGCCATCTTCCACTGTCTGCATATAGGCACATGGTCCATTACCATACAGCATCTTAATCTCCTTACTATATAAGCGAGGCAGCAGGCGGTTCTGCTTAATCTCTGTCGTTACTTCATCGCAAAGATTATTATTCACACCACGCATACACACCTGATAACCATTAACACTAAGCCACTGGTGTTCGTGAAGGTACGACCTATTCTCCTGTGGAATAAGCATACCAGCAGTGTTGAATAGCTGTTGCCCCTCTCCAATCTGAAAGGAAAGCACATTGCCATCTGCAATATAATTACCAGCATTGCCGTATAACTCTATTCTATCGTTCATAACCAATTTATCTTGTGAAGTTTATATCCATCGTTAGGAAAACCCATGTATCTAATAAGAATACGATAACACATCTTAGGATTGCCGTCTTCGTCCTCGAAAAGGAAATAATTCTCTGCATCAACCGAAAATCTATCCTGTGGCAGCTGTGTTCTATACTTGCAGTGCTTCTTCACCGTCAAAGTATCTCCAGCCATACCCTGCGACCTCGAATAAGGAAAGAAGCAGAGCGTGAAGTCCCCTTCAGGTAGCTTGCTTATCTCCCTTGCCCACTGCATTGCATTGATGCCGTCTATTTCGATAGGTTTCTCCCTTGCCCACTGCATTGCATTGATGCCGTCTATTTCGATAGGTTTCTCCATTATTTGCGAAATTACTTATATTTTGTACAGGAACAAAGGACGACCAACTCCCCCTCCTGTCATATTTCCAGCCTTTTCGAGGTCTGCACCGCATTATCAAAAATCAGCGGTGCGTCCTGAATTGCGTCGTTTGGTCATTTTGATTTTTCATTTTTAAAATATAATATATTGATTTTCAGAAAAGTAACATTTTTACCTATGTAAATACCCCTCGTTATTGCCTTGTTTTGGACATTTTTTATACTCGTTTTTGGACTTTATAGGGGGCTTATATTGCTATATTTTCGGGTAAATCGTCCGGATAACTGCTTAGTTCTTTCTTTATAAGGTCAGAATAAAGACCATATAAAAGGTAAATCATTGCACTTGGAAGCTGTGTTGTCAGTCCTGGACGACGTTTTAATTCTGTTTTCTTCTCACTTGATTTATCAAGCTCGATTTTGCCGTTCGTTTTCTTCAGCGGACTGATAAGAATTGCACTGCAAAGGTTCTGACATTCATTCTCATCGATACGCACCTTAGGAAGCAAGGGAAGTTTCTCGGCAAAGAGCAACTGGCACAGGCGGAACTGCTGCCAGTGGTAAATAGTAGGTGCGCCATCGTTATAGAGAAAAACAGAAAAGCCATAACTCTCCAAGGCTGCCTTCATTGTCAGCGAGTCGGTCGTTATTTGCTCCAATTCTTCCCTTGTTTTGTTTCCTGCACGGTCGGGGTAGAGGTGTATAACCTTGTTCACTGCGTCGTTGCCAAAGAACGAATACACCTGTTGTGCAAGGTTCTGCTGGTCGTCGGGTATATATGCCCAAAATTCCTTAATAATATCGAAGCGACTGCCGTACTCCTTTTTTTGTCCGACGATAAGCGATTGAAAATTACCAGGGTCGTAACCTATGTACAGAGGTTCGCGCTTATCGTAGTGACGAAGATAGCGCGCTGTGAGCGTGAAGTGGTCTTTAAGGTTCTGCTTCAATATTTGGTCGTAAATGTAGCTGTCCTTGAATTGGTGTCGCTCGTGGTCGTAGCTTGTAAAGAACTTGTTGGTAACTTCCTTATGGCGAATGGCACAGATGGCGGTGAGGAACTCGTCCATATCAAGGGTATCGAGCTGCGTCTTGAAGAACTTCGGACCGAGTATATCCTTGTTACAGAACGAAGATGCTCGTATATAATAGATGGCATTGCGTCGCATATCGGCAATACGTGGTTTCCACCGGGCGATAAAGGCATTGAGTTTTTGGTTTTCCAAGCGTATCTTCTCTATTGTTACTGGGTTCTTCGTGTTGCGCAATTCTTGCTGGAGCATGAACTGCTTGTACAGTGTTTGGTTTATGGCAAGCGACACAGAAGCTATCTCCTCGATAAGTCTTGTGTCCATCTTGTTTTCGTAGTCCTCAAACCAATCATCTTCACCAAGGTCTACACGTGCAGTATCACTCACACCGGTAACACCTTCATAGTAGGCTGACTTGCGAATTTCAGCACCACCACCACGAAGCGAAGGAAAGAGTCGCGACTTTAGTTTCTCTCCGCTGTTGTGTTTCATTTCCTCGACGAATGCATGCACGGCATTTCGACCGGCAACACTCTCGGGCTGGTCGGAAGACACCAGCTGCAGGTGCGCACCGTTTCTGAATATGACCGAGTGCTTAGCGTAGGCAATAGGATAACGTGGCTGACGAAAGTGTGAAGGCAGCTTTGCCTCTCCCACCACATAATCGATGCCATACTCAAGCATAGCCCGCTGCTTGCCATTTACGATAACAGGACGCGAAAACGATGCCTGAATGTTTGGCCACACGTTGGTCATCAGTGCCACGTATGTTTTGTGAACAAGGAATGATAGTTCGCCCGGCATATCGTTTGTCACACGAATAAGCCGTGGAACTATGACACCTTCGGTCTTACCCGTGGCACGCGCCCATTCAGCATAAAGCATATTGGGGTCGATGATGTTTGCAAGCAATTGCACACGGTTCATGTAGTAGTGCTCAAAGTTGAGCATACTGTTTTCATTTATTTCTTTTTCAGTCATTCGGAATCTCCTCCATTATTTCTGCTTCTTGAATATCGGCATCTCGCAACAGGCGTTTCTTTTCTTTTGTTTCTATAGGCAACGAGTCGATAAGCGTAACATAGAAGCCTTCATTATGCTTGGCTGCTATTTCCTTTAGGCTTTTCTTTGAGAATCCGAGTTCCTCGGGTGTCAATTCAGGTGTTATCAAGAATTGAACTCCCAAATCCCTGTCTGCTTCAGCTATTTCAGAAGCTCTGCGACGGCATTCCAAAGCAGCATCGTAGCAGCTTTTCATACCTTTGTAATCGCCAGTAGAACCACACAGTTTGGCAAGGTCTTCATATTTGTTGGCAAAATTGCTTTCCCAAACTTTGATAGGAACATTGCAATCAACCTGAAAATAGTTGATTGCCTGATAAATCCTCTCCATACAAGTGCGCTCTTCTATTTTGATACGCTGCTCGGCATTGATACGTAGCTTTAGTTTTTGAGCTGCCCTTGTAATATTACGTTCATATTCGAAAATCTCCGCAGACCATTGCAATTGCTGCAGAAATAATCTCACGTCTTGCGGAATACCCTCACATTCTCCACCTGTCAAGAATGCGGATATAAGGTCTGGGTGAATGGAATCTAATTTCTCAATTTGACTTTTCATATACCAAATAAATTCATGCGCAGGTCTTTCTCTTCACGTTCGTTCTTACGTTCTTCCAGCAGAGTTATAGCATCTATCTCTCCTTTCTCTGCCTTCTTAGCGAGTTCTGCGTCAATATTATATTCACCAAGCGCACGTCCTTGATGATAGGCTTCGCAATAAACATCGCCAGGCGTGTTTATGCGATACAACAAGGTCGTGCGCTTGGTTCCTTTCAGACCGAGCAACCTGCAGATACGTTCGGGCGTATAACTCAACGCTCCGAACGTTCTTACTTGATTTATATACTCATCTGACAGTACTTCTTTTTTGATTAATTCTGACATAGAATAATCTTTTTGGTTTCATCTTCAGAAAGAACAGCCCCGTCTCTTTCCAACAGTACTGGCTGCTGTGGAAACATTGCCATGAATCTGCGTACAGTTGCAGCAACGTATTTCGGGTCTATCTCCATGCCATAGCCTATACGGTCCGTTTGCTGGCAAGCCATAATAGTGGAACCTGAACCAGAGAACAAGTCCACAACGACATCACCGTTCTTTGTACTGTTTGTTATCGGATATGCCATGAGGGCTATAGGCTTCATCGTAGGGTGCAGTCTGTTGGCTTTTGGCTTGTCGAAATTCCATACCGTTGTCTGCTTCCTGTCAGCGTTCCAAAAATGGGCAGCACCTGTTTTCCAGCCATACAGGCAAGGCTCATGCTTCCACTGGTAGTCCTGACGCCCCATGACGAATGTATCCTTCACCCAAATACAGCACTGGGCGATTTTGAAACCAGCTTCTCGTATGGCGCGACGGAAATTCTCGCCTTCAGAGTCAGCATGGAAAACATAGAAAGAACCTCCAGGCTTCACAATGGAAAACATCACATTGAAGACTGATTGCAAAAAGCGAAGGAACAAATCATTTTCCATTGAGTCATTCTGAATGGTGAGTTTACTTTCTCCTCCACCTTCATAATTAACATTGTATGGAGGGTCGGTAAGTATCATGTCAGCCATTCTGCCATTCATCAGGGCGATGACATCTTTCTTTGCACGGCAATCTCCGCACATCAACCTGTTGTGTCCCAATCGGAATATATCTCCAGGACGGGCAAATAACTCTCCTTCGTCATCTTGCGGAGCAATATCAACAGTATCCTCCTGTATATCCGCAATTTCAGCATCGGAAGAGAATAGCTTTTCTCCACCTATAGAGAAATCGGTCTGCTTTACCTCGTATCCGAGGTTAAACTTAGCAAGTTCATCTCCATTGATGTTGTATTTTGTGAAAAGCAGCGTATCCGGATTCTTTTCGGCAAATTCGGAGTTATAGGCAGCTATCTCTTCCACTGCCTCACGCTTGTTGGAAGCCTGAATTTCCTCGTATGGAATTTCAGGAATGCGGAAGCCGTAGGAACGAAGCCTGAGCAGAGCCTTCCTACGCTGATGGGCATCAATGATCCACAACTTGCCGTCAGGGTCTTTCCACACTTTGAATGAATACTTGAAGCCACGTGTGATGATAAGCATCTGCAACTTCGATAATTTGTCTTCGTCTGGCTTTTTAAAGTCTTCTTGAAGTTCGATAAAAGAGTCCAGCGGGGCAGTAGGAAGATTGCCCAAATTAAAAACTTTTATACTATTTTCCATTATTACTATTTATTTATTTTGTTGTTCAAGAACCATCTTAAATAGTTTTTCACGTTCCCGATGCCGTTCGAGGTTCTTGAGGTCATCAGCACGGCGGTTCTTGCGGTCGGTGCGTTTTATGTATGAGCGGTAACGCTTGATGTTGTCGAGCACGTTCTTGTGCTGACGCAGGAACTCGGCAGGGTCGGCTTTGAGTAGTTTCATGAGTTCTGCTATCTCTGAGCGTCCGAAGAGCAGTGGGTGCTTGCAGATAAACTTGCCCGTGTCGTTGAACGATTGCAGCTCGGCGAATGCCTGAAGATTACGTATGCGCAATTCTGCCATATCAGCTACTGCCTGCGCATTACGCTCTTTCTCCAGCAGTTCGTCGAGCTGCTTCATCTTGCGATAAGTGTTGATGCGGTCGTTATAGAGAACTGTTGCCATCTGCACGTCCGCATCAGTAAGATTTTCCCAGTCTATTTTCGGGTACTCTTCTTCTTTTTTTTTGGAGTTGCTTT